TTGTTACACCCCGCAACCTGGAATTTATTGAACACGAAGATGGTTCAGTTACACGCATTGTGGATGGGATGACTGTAAACTAATTTTCAGAGCAGCACTTTCATGGTTTAGTGCTCGCCCCCGCCGGGTCTCTCTCCCTGGCGGGGGTTCTTTCTTTATGGGACCAAGTTAGGTGACGTACTGTCGGACCGCACACGCTCCCGACAATAAGCGCCACAACCCTTGCACTGGAAATTGGCGTACTCGGCAACCTTCGTTCTCTGATACCCTCGACGCACAAAAAACTCGTGACCGCAAGTAGGGCAAGAATCGGGGCGACCGTCAATCAGGGCAAGGTTCGGATGGTTCGTCATCCAAGGACGCATCTTGTAATACAGGTCGGCGAGTAAGTCCACATCCTGTTTCGCGTACTTTTTCATAGTGCGCCACGACTTCTCGTCACCGTTCATGCACCCTTCCCACAAAGCAAAACCGCCAGTAGCCGCCTTGTTCCCCAAACTGAGATGCGTCCCCAAGTCGTCAAGCTTGTTGCTGTTGAACTGAAAATACCGTCTGGAAGCCTTTAGGGTGTCTACCTGTTGTACTGCTGAGGGTGGCCCCAAGTCGTGAACAATAAACCTGGCGTTGGCTTTACGCATATCAAACTTGTTGCCGTTGTGGGCGATCACGACATCAGCTTCGTCAATCAGATCCCATAAGGCTTGCACGACTTCGCGGTCGTTCTCTGGGTCTTTGTCGTACAGGTCGAAGTCTGGGAGTGCCACAACTTTCGTGGTTTGTGTGCCCTCCCATCGAAACCCGAAGCACATCATGTACCATTCGCGGTGCTGTTTCACGACGTTCTGGTCGTAGTGCCCCCAGACGTATGCCAGGTTGGGTGCGGTTTCAATATCGTAGAACAGGACCTTCGCCATTGAGGCTTCCCCTTTACGCCGGTACGGTCAGTAGCCTCACAGTGAGAGTACCTTCCCACCACGTTCCATCGTCGGATAGTCGATCGGGGGACATGGAGATACGGTCAATGGTGACTTTCTCTGCGCGTGTCCCTTCGGTGTAGTCGAGAGTGACCCCAGATTCCATGCGTTGCCGCAGCGTCGTGAAGATCGCCCCCGAGTTGAATGTGGCTGGGGCACCACTGTTATGGGCTGTTAGTACTTGGCGGCGTAGCACGATGGGGAGAATGATTTCGTCTACACGGGAAGGGGTGGCAATGGCGAACGTCAACCAGTCCCCAATGATGGGGCCTTTAGTGGTGTCGCCGGTGTCTCGGGTGAGGGTGAGAACAAACTCATATGACACAGAGGATTGTGTGGTGAACGTGAAATCTGCTGGCACACCGGAGGTGAGAGTGAGTGTGTCGGTGACGTTGGCGTCGTTGGTGGCACCAAACGTGAGAGTGCCAAGGAAAGCCGATACGGGGTTGCCTCGATACCAGTACCCGTTGTGATTGTATGTGGTGCCAGTTTCGCTGTAAGTAATTGCGGGATCACTGAATGTGTACTGGGTGCGGTCCTGGCGGACAGTGACGGAACGCAACAGTTTCGGTGCGACAGTTGACCACGAAACTTCCCCAACATTGAGTGTTCCACTAGCAACTTTTATTGCTGTACGAGACTCACGTTGGAGGACTGCGTTACCTCCGCTCACAACGCCCAGGAAGAGCTTAGGGTCACCCCCGTTGTTTAGGCGGGTTACCCCCTTCACGAGGTCTGCGGCGGTCGCTGAGGCGGCACTCACGAGGTCTGAGGCGTAAGCAGGGACGAGAGTGTCAGTGAACCGAGTCAGATCTGCTCTAAAGGTAGTACCGGACCCTGACCCCCACCAAACAAACTGCCCATCAGCCTCCAACTCATAGGCTTCGCCACCGGTTTCGATGACCGGACCAATCGTTATCCCATTCGAGTTGGTGTCAATCAGAGAAGTACGAAACCCTTTGTTCGTAGCGAGACACAGCACAGGACCGTACACCAGGATGGCGTTGATACGTTCACCGCGAGGAAGTTCACCGGCAATAGTGGGAGTGGTGAGAGTACCGTCACTCGAACTGACCCCAATGTGATATACGGCTCCCGTTTCTTCAGTGTTCGCTGCCACATAAATGCCGCCCGGTCCAGCATCCGCATCCACCCACGCACTTGAAGCCAACGGGAGGGAATAGTCGAGAGAAGAACTGGCTTTCGCTCCGGCAGCATCCAGTTCGTAAATAGCGTTGCCGTCTGCCGCAATGACACGACCGGCAACAATCTTGATGAGATTCGGATCAAGCAAACCGAAAGCCGAAGTTGTACCGCTACCGATCACAGATTGTTCCGCAACGATAACGCCGTCGAAACCAAGATAGACGTTCGTCCCGTCACTCGTGATACTGGTCGTGGTTCCCCCGACAGTAATGGTGGTCCAGGTGGGACTCGCAGCCGCAGGGTTTGAGGAAAGGTAAAGGCTTGTGCCGTTGGCGACATACAAGTATTCGGTGCCAGCAGCATTAACTACCCGCTGAGTGATTATGTCACCAGTGGTGAACGATGGTGTACTCCCCCCGGTTTCGGTGATGGGGAGAAGTGCGACCTCGCCTTTCGACCAGATATCAATACCCACAGAAGTATTGAAACGCCGACGATCAGAGTCAGCCAAATCAAAATGCGTTTGACCAGCACCGTAAGTCCAATCTGTTTGGGAGCGAGTCCACGCCCCACTCGTATCTAAAGCGTTCTCACCAGCTTCACCACTCGTGTCACGCTGCTCACGCAACGCCGGAACCGTAGTACGCCCATACTGGCGTGCGTCCACAAGATAGGACACACCATCCAGTTCAACCGGCAACGATTCGGAATTAAAACTCACGACGAATATCCGCTCCATTGAGCGCTCGCCCGTACAGCCGAGTTACGCGTCCACAACTGCGGGTACTGGGCAACAAGGCGACCAGACTCAGCTTCGACACGGGCACGGCGTCTTCCCATCAGATCACGGAACGACGCAGAGATAGCGCCGGGTGGCACTTCGTCACCCATGCGGGATGAGCCTTGGGCGTCAAGGAACTCTCGACGTATCGGGGTCGTTGTCATCAACGCCATACCGGCACCCAACGGGGGGAGATCGTATGCAGTGGTAGCCAACCCCACATCGGAACGGGCAGTAGTGCCATCAGTGATAGGAGTGAACGGCGACTTATACATGACGGTCACTGTTTGACCGGGCCACGCCCCACTGTAAAGAATCAAAGCGAGCCCACTAGAAAACGAACCGGTGTCACGGTTGCGTCGCAGCCGCCACGACGACACCTGCGGTTCAGCAGCCTCACTCCCAATGTCCGCATACGTCACCGAATAGATCGAATCAATCTCGGCGGAAGTTAACCCCGCCAAGTTGTAGCCGTCCACCCCGCCGTTGTAGGTGAAGCTCGTGGTTTTCATTTGGAACAACCCCTGCCCTGGGGCAGACAAATCAGCGAGGTCGTCGTTGATGGAAGAAATGATGCGATGAGCTGGGAACTTGGGGGAGACACGAACAATGTCGCCAACAGCGTGGGTGGCTGGAGTTGATCCGGCGTAGCCACGCATCACAGAAATCGTGGTCGAAGTTACCGAAATGACGTACATCAACTCTGCGTTCACTTCAATGACAACGCCTTTAACAATGGAGGAAGCAATACCTTGCACCACCAGAGTCGTCCCAGGTGGAACAAACTCTGTCTCTGGGGTGGGAGCGGTGGTCACCAAATCCAGTTCCTCAACGTAGCCCGACAAGAGCATGTCCCTTGTCGAGTCAATCCATACTTGCGCTGTCATCAGGTGCTCCCGAGAACTTGGTTAAGGGCCGCCTCTTTGCGTTTCCGTCCGCCTTTGGAAAGAACCTGGCCCGCTGTGATTTCGTGCGACGTGCCTGCATGTTTCTCCAAATGGGAAGACCCGTTAATAGCACGGGGCTGCAAGCCCTCAGAGCGGAGTCGCTTATATGCGGCCATGTCTGCGTCTTTGTTTTTTTCATTACGTTTCGTTGCTTCTAAATCAATGTCGCTTCGCGAAGGGGTAGCTGACGGAGCGAACCGGATGTTGCCGAAGTATTTGCGGACAACACCCTCACAACCCTCACAACTTTCGTTGTGGGTTTCGTTCAAGCTGTGACGCACATCGAAGGTGAGTCCACAATCCAGGCAACGGTAAGTGTAAACAGGCATCAGACTCCGGCTCCGACATCAATCGAGTATCCGTCGGCAATTAGTAACGCTATTTCTGTGGACGTAAAATCCGTTGGGGACGCATGTCCCCCATATATCCATCTTGTCACAGTGCTCCAATCGGAGGGGGGGAACGTCTGAATGGAAGTGTTGTTGATAATTATCAGGTTCGTTCCCTTTCTCTCCATTGCGTAATGCCGTCGCAACGCATACGCCAAACGGCTCGCTTCCTCAGGTACCCCTACTGGGGGGAGAGTCATTGTGTACGGCATTTCGAGGAGGGTGTACACGGGTTCTTCACCCATTGTGGTGGTGCAGGTAATGGTGCCTGGGAGGACATGCCATTCCCGTGTCGGATCTGGGACAGCGCCGGTGCCGCTGATGCTGTTGGCGATGACCTCGACTTCAGGGATTGGAGTGAGAATCGCTGCGACACCAGCAATCGTGGCCGGTGTCATTAAAGCCCCGGTCAGGATCGTGGGGGCAGGTACAGCACATATGGCAGCTATGCCCGCATCGACATGAACATAGTTAGCGTCAATGTCAACAGCAGGTACCGCTGCCACAGCAGCAATCGTTGAGACAGATACCGTGATCGGTATTCCACCGGTAGCTGTGATCGAAGTAGTGACAGCGACCGCAGCCGGGGTAGCAACAACCAGATAGGAGTTGCCCGTTATGAGGGATTGGCGGTAATCGAAACTGTTTCGGTACGCTTGCCCAGACTGGCGGTACTCGAACTGGAAGTCAGTGGGGATGGTTGCTGTGGCCGCAATCGTCGCAGGGGTAATAGTTGTAGGCGTCGCATACGCCACGCCTGATGCCCTATATACAACTCCTGATTGACGATATTGCGTTGCCACAACCCATCTCCCTAACCGCTAAGTGATGCCGATTCGGAGTCCCCTACTCGTGTAGCAGCCACAGCTTTAGCGATACTAATAAGGGCAGCAACTCCCGCAATTTTCAAGGAGTCACCCCAGTCAGGGCCGGGGATTGCCATAGCGGCAG